GTTTAGGCACAAATACTGCTACTGAAAATACAACTCTTACAGGTAGAAATTTTGCATTAGGCACTACGTTTAATGGCTCTAATTCAGCTTTATATCAGTTAAAAGGAAAGCTAGATGAGGTTAGAGTGACTAGAGTTGCTCGATATACTTCAACCTTCCCATCCCCAACAAAAGCATTCGCTAATAAATAGGAGATAAAATGTACATTGCAAAAATGAATGGAGATACGATAGAACAGTTAGACCATTATCGCATTTGGTTTAAAAACGTGCCTGATGATGCAACACTTGTCAGAAGAGGATTTAAAAAGGTTAATAAATTTTTAACACATGATAGACTGACCCAAAAATTAGAAGGCACAACGCCTTTCGTAGATGGCGATTTTGTTACCACAGTAAAAGTAGTTAATTTAACTGCGGACGAAATAACTGCAAACAAAGCAAGTAGTTTAGCCCAAATACGTTCACAACGTAATCAGTTATTAAATGATACAGACTGGAGTCAAGTAACAGATAGTACTGCAAACAAATCTGCGTACGCGAGTTATCGAGTTGACTTAAGAAATGTACCGCAAAAAATTGCCAACGATAATGCTGACCCTAGAACATGGATAGATTGGCCTAGTTTGAGTTTAGAAGGTGCTAGTGCGGGTGGATAATGAACGATCAAGCAAAACTAACTATAGACGCAATTTCTTTAACCACTTTATTTGGAACACTCATAGACGTATTGCCCGCGATTGCCGCACTCATCACAATCGTTTGGACGTTGATAAGAATTTATGAAACTAAGACAGTACAAAACATTTTAAAAAAATTAAAAAAGTAAATGGTACAAAATGATAGACCCAATAACGGCTATTTCTGCGGCCTCGACAGCGTTCACGCTTGCGAAAAAAGCGGTGGCAGTTGGCAGAGACATGGAGGACATGTGGAGCCATCTTAGTAGATGGGCTTCCAACATTGAAGATGCAAAAGAATATTTAAATCAGGAAAAGGAATACGGAAAAAGCAAGCCAAAGGTTTTAAAAAAATTACAAAGGTCAGCAACACAAGAAGCGTTGGACAGTATTGTTTTAGAAAACAAAATCAAAGAACAAGAAAAACTTTTACGGGAATTTTTTACCGCTAACTGGCAGTCAGATTGGGGCGGCATTGAAGGCTATAGGAAATTCATTAAAAAACGGCGAGAAATTAAAGAAAAAAGAGAACAAACTGTTTACCGTAAGATGCGAGCGCGGAAAGATTTTTTATATAAAACCAAAATGGGAACGGCTCTTGTTGTGTTATCAGGATTGTTAATTTTTCTTGTTTGGTTTTTAATTGACGCGATTACAGAATCAAGTAAATGACGTTAATTGTTACAACTCTCCTGGCGGCAATTGTTCCTAATGTAGATCAATATTATTGCAAATTGCAATGGGTTGAAAGAAAGTTATGCTACTACTGGTGTGCGAACAGAAAGAGGGGATTTAACTGGTTTGAGGCAGAAACACCCAAAGGTTGTAAGTTAAGGAAATTATTTTATAAAGTTGAAAAGGAAAAAACAAGTGCTTAATTTAATTGGTTCATTGCTACCTATAGGCGAAAAGCTTGTAGACAAGTTAATACCTGACCCTGAAGCTAAATCAAAGGCTCTTCAAGAATTGAAAAAATTAGAACAATCGGGAGAACTTGCTAGATTGTCAGCAGAACACGCTAATACAGCATCAGCGCGGGAAAGAGAAATAAAGGTAGCGACTAGTGAGTTTGCCCCATTCATAAATAAAATCATCGTCCCGTGTCTTGCAATACTTATCGTTCTTCTTACATTTGGAATGATGACAGCGATTTTGTTTTTAGATATTACCGAGGGCAAGAGTTATGAAATTGCCCTGTATATATTGGGTTTGCTTTCAGGCGCATTGATGAGTTGTATTAATTATTATTTCGGCTCATCGACAGGAAGCAAAGAAAAAAGTAAAGAACTACAAGAGATTATGGAAAAAAAAGAACCTAATTTGAAAGGATAAAAAATGGCAAATTTAACAATTGCACAACAAAAAAAATTAGTAAAAGAATTAAGAAAAGCATCAGCCTTGCATAAGGGTCAAGCTGACCTCATTGAAAAAACAATGAAAAAGCAACAAAAGAAAAAATGAACTACGGCACGTATTTTAAGCAGTCTGAGTTTGTATGCTCCCACACGGGCGACGTAGAAATGGACCAGAATTTTTTAGATAAATTAAATGAGTTACGTGGGTTGTTTGGAAAAAGTTTGATAGTAACATCTGGTTATCGAAGCCCGCTCCATCCAATAGAAGCCAAAAAGAAAACACCTGGTGCACATACAAGTGGGCAAGCGGTAGATTTAGCAGTTAGAGGGGCAGATGCCTACAAACTCTTAGAAATCGCACTAAGTCTTAAATTCTCAGGAATCGGAGTTGCCCAAAAGGGGTCTGCCAGATTTATCCATCTCGATACTCTTATTACCAGTGGCACAAGACCGCGGCCTACTGTTTGGTCTTATTGACTCTTTGCCAGATGCCATGTCATTGATACAATTGCATAACTTAGCATATTCCACTAATTGAGAGACCAAAAAGCCATATTCTTTTCCAACCTTAAAACCTACCTTACCTTGACGAGCCAGAGATCGCAAGGTATTTGGGGAGCATCTCAAAAACTCTGCGGCTTCAGCCAAAGTCAGGCTAGTATCTTGCGGTGTTTTAATCATAAATTACTCCCACCTATCATACCCTCCAGATGGAACGTGGTCCCAGTCGTCAAAATAGTCATCCTTATTTCGTTTTTCTTTCTTAATTTGTTTAACGCTTTGTACCGCTTTTTCTTCCGTTTTAAAAAGCATCCCACACTTTTTGCAACGCCTTCTTCTTCGAACGATTCCAGGAGCAGCGCGTGTATCAAGTGTTTCACTTTTTGCGTTGCAACTGGGACAGTTCATTTTTTTCTTCTTCAATCACTAAACGATTCAAATACCATCTGGCTTTTTTTAAATCCTCTATCCAATTGGATTTTTTACGCGATAGATACTTTAAAACACTTCCCAACAAATATCCTTTAAATTCTTCTTTGGACATTTTCGCCTCAATCACATCAATGGTTTCAATACCACCAGACTTGTAGTAATCAGGATTAATTGGGTCTTTTTCGTCATCCATTTTGTATCCAATACACTTTCGCGTGAGTTTCTTTAATGAATTTGTCCAGGTCGGACATACGATTTCCCGCCTTTCACTTTACAAGCCCTTACATCTACTACCCTGCCAGAACGCAATACTCTTTTATGTTCTTTTCTATCGTGAGGCATAGGAAGGTTTTTATTCTTAATTTTGTAACCTTTTTGTATAAATTGTTCTACGGCTTTCTCTCTTTCTCTTAAAGAAACATTTTTTATTGACTTCAATAATTTGAATTTGTGTAACTCCTGGATTCCTGCGTGTCCTCCAGGTATAGCATTTAAACCCAAGGGATGTAGGCTATCGTAGCCTACAAAAGCTTCTTCATAATCGTATATTTCATCTAAACTATCACTATCTTTTACTATAAGGAGATGAACATTAAATTTACCCCCTAATAAATCCATTTTTTTAGACCATTTATGCCATGTTTTGTGAAATATATAGCCAGAATTTTCTTCTGCTTTTTTCTTATGCTCTATAAATCTTTGGAACACATCTCTTTTTGTTATTCCGTAATAACAAAACTCTAAACTTTCTTGTTGGATATCATCAAAAATATTTTTTTCTCTAGCCTCTTTCCAAAACTCTTCTGTAAAATTTAATTTAATTTTATAAAGTTTGTATTTTTTTAACCTCTGTTTTTTAAAAAAATGTTTATGTTCCAAGACAATTCGTAATCTGACTTGTTGATCTAAAAACCAAATAAAAACAGGTTTTTCAAAAAACATAGAATATTCTGACTCATAAAAATCTTTTTTTGTATTAAATATATTTTTATTTAAAAGATGACTTTTACATTCTTTAGCTTTTAATAAAAGATTTTCTTCTGAGCCGTCTTCTGAGCCATCTTCATACTTTTCTGGAGTTGTTAAAAGCCACTCATATGAATTATCACTTCTTGGCACAGTTCCAAATTTCCATTTTCGTAAAAATGATTGTTCTGTTGAGGTAACTTCAGCACTTATAATAGGAATAATTCCTATTTCATTTAAGTCTAAATTTTCATTTTTAATTCTTGTTTGAAGACAATTATTAAGAGTTTTTACGCAAATGTAATATCCGTGTTTGTTTAAAAGCCAAGGTTTTGCTATTCCGTCTAAACTAAATAAAAGATTATCTTTCTTCATTTCGTTTCCTCCCGTTTCCACTTCCATGCTCTCACTTCCATGTTCTATTAGAAGGGCGGGGCATCGTCTTGCCTTGAGTAATCATTTTCTCGTCTTCCATTCCCATCTCCATTATTTTTCTTTTTTGGTTCATACAAACCGAACCAACCTTCACTATTAATAGGTACGACATCGAGTTTTAAACTAAACCCTTTATCGGTTTCAATTACCCTACCACACGTTACATACTTCTTCTTTTCTTGTCCGGTGTTTGGGTCTTGATATGTACCCGTAATAGCAACAACATCGTATTTAACTTTAGCCATCTTTCTTCCCTCCTGAGTTGTGTTCTTTTTTCCATTCAAAGTTTCGTAACATACACTTTGCATCCATTACGTCCGGTGAATTCTCAACTTCCATGATTCCTTGATAAAAACTCTCAGCTTGCCTGTAACCGGCTTTGTAAGCTATCTGCCACAGTTCATGTGTTTCATTCAAATTTATATATTGAAACAACCAGACAAGAGAACCACCTGCAATGAACACAAGCATTTTTACTATCAAGGTAACTCCCTAGCCAAAATATCAAAGTAAACCTCATCAAAAATACTTTTTTTCATTGTAAAAAAATCTCTTTGTATGACTTCGTTAAACAAGCGTGAATAAAACGCTGTGTAGTCGTTGTTCAATTTATACTCTGCATCTGCATCAACATCCAAACCGAGTTGACCACGCATGTTTTCCCATAGCGATCTTACGCCTGCATGATTTTTTCTTTTTGAAATTGTTAATGCAAGATCATAAAATGTTTGCCAAACTACCGGATTATTCTTATGAAACTCAATACAATTTTCAATCAATATTCCTGCCTTAAAACCCAGATTTGTTGGGTCGTAATATTGTCTGTTGGCATGTAACTGAAATAATTGTTCTTCTATTTCTTCTGGTTTACCTTTAATCGCATAACTAATCATTCATAACTCCCAACTTAGTAAGTTGATCTTCCATCTCATCTACTTCCGACAAAAACTCTGTTACATCTTTTTCTAATTCCTTACGCTCTTTATCTGTTGGCTCAAAACGTACAACAAAGAGTTCTAATTGCGCTCCTACTCTGGGGTCAAAACTAACAAAGTCGCACCATTGCCTACCCGTACAAACCAATTGAGCAATCATTTGGTTTTTGTGAGTTGTAGGGACTTTGCCTGCAAGCAACCACTCAATATGCGTAGTAGAGTTTGGGCATTTGATTTCTAGTAGCCCGTCTTTGTCTACAAACCCATCAGGTGATGCGCCAAAATTCTCTATGGTGGGATGGAGTATAAAACCAACTTCTGCTACTCCACTATCTGAATTGCGAAGGTGATAAGCCATTCGCCCAAAGTGTTCATTTTCCGTACCCCACTCCATCGACGGAGAAACAAAGGTATCCATAGGCATTTTCGTGCGTCTTTCAGTTACCAATCTTATCGCGTAGTTTTTACGTTTTACACCAGTCTTTGAGCGCATATCATTTGCTTTCGATGCAGTGCCTTTACCTAACCGTTGCTCATACCATTCCGGTGATTTTTGGATAGATTCTGCAATGGGTGTTTTTGTAGGCTCCATTAGAATTTCCTCGCGTGATTTTCAGCAATCTGTTTTTTACGAGCCTGAGCCTTATTAACTACTTCATTGGTAGTGTCTCTTGATTGCTGATGGATGGCATTTTCAACCTCATTGGCACTTGCAAACTCGGTTCCTCCAAAACCTAGTCCAGATAAGGCTCTTCCGATTGCTGAGGTTTCCGCATTTTCTAGGGCAGAAGTCTTATTGATCATAGAACTACCCCTTCTTTCTTCTGCGTGGCCATTAGAGATTATTTTTCCGGTCTCATCAGAAATAGTGGATTTAATGATGACTACCTTCTCATCAATCTGGACAATCTCATTAATTAGGGAAAAGCGTGGATATTTCTCACGAAACTCCTCAACTCGTTTGGCTACGGTTTTATAATCCTTGCCTTTTATGTTTACAATTCCGTTCATATATTCCTCCAGTAGAATAAATAAGAAAAGTTAAGATTTATTAATAATAGAATAATGTTATTTAAACAGAAAATCAATAAGAAAACTTAACATTTTGATAAAAAAAACATTATAATAAAGGCATGGAAATACTAGATTTAGTCAAAAGTAAGGGTTTTTCAAAGGCTGAGATTGCCAGAGAGTGCAAAATCACCAAACCGGCTGTTCAGCAGTGGAAAAATCACATACCCGCAAGATTTTGTCCAACGATTGAAAGATTAACCGGAATCCCGTGCGAAACCTTAAATCCGCAAGTGGAATGGAGTGTACTGCGTGAATCTCACGAATCGAACAACTCTGAAACTTAGAGAGGAAGGATACCTTTGTGAAAACGTTGAAAAGTATAACTATTTCACTAAGAGAAAAAATGATCTGTTTGGGTTTATCGACGTGGTGGCGGTTAGCAAGGACGAGACCCTGGCTGTGCAAGTTACTTCGAAAAGCAACATGAGTTCGAGAATAAAAAAGATTAGCGAATCTGACAACTACCCGTTAGTGATGGGTGCCGGTTGGAGGATTCTTGTTCATGGTTGGTTCAAAGAAAAGAACCGTTGGAAGGTAAAGGAGTTTGAGTTTTAAACGCGAAACCTCAGCGTTTCAGTAAGAAGAGGAGGATGGGCTAGAGGCTCCGGAAGA